AGTTTTATGCTACGCAGTAGCGTGTCTATTTAGTGTTAATGTATTAAGTCAGTACACTTATGAATCAGGACAAGACTTATACCACTTACAAACAAACGCTAACAACTTTGAGGGCGAGTTAGCTTACGAGGTTTCCGATGATGGTATTAGCCCTGCAATTGATCTTTCTTTTAACTTCACTTTTTACGGTTCTACTTTTACACAAGCGAGGATGGCAACGAATGGATGTCTCCATTTCGGCTCTAGTGGTAGCTATTGTAATGACTATACTCCTGATCCTATCAATGGACAACATACTTATACCATATACGCCTTTTGGACTGATTTAATTAGAGACAATAATTCTCGTATGAAGTCTTGGGGGGATAACAGCAAGATGATTTTTGGTTGGTATGATATGCGTGAATACAACCGTGCATCTGATAACAGTTTTGAAGTTATACTATGGAATAATAACTCATTTGATCTTCGTTATGGCCATTTAGACATCATCAACCATGATGTTCTTATAGGTGAAGTAGGATCTAGCAAAGATAACTCATACACTTATTATTACCACGATGAATGTTCTACTGGTACAACCAATAGTTCTACTTGTGTAAATACTAATTGGAATAATACAACTATCAACACAACGCTAGAAAATGGTGGTTCTTTATACGGTTCAGGAAACGGTAATGGTGTAGACTGTAGCAATCCTTTAAACGATTCAAGTTGTAGTGGATATTCAGATGCTTTATTAACACAACAATGTAATATAAGCTCTCTTTATAGTGAGTCATGTCCTTTATACTGGGAAGCATATGATGATCAACAGTGTGACTTAGATCCACAATACGGACCATTTTGTCAGGGGTACAGACAAGAACAAGATATAGGTTATTTTCAAGAAGAAGAACAGTTTGATTATGGTTACGAGGAAGAAGAACAATTTGGGTACGAAGAAGAACCAATGTTTGAAGACTTTGTATTTGAATTTGAAGAGCAAAGTTTTGAAGAGCCAGAGTTTATTTTTGAAGAACAAATAGTTTTTGAAGAGGTATTTTCACAAGAAGAATATTACGAGCCTTTTCAACCGATACATGACTTACCTATTCATGAAGAAGAAATTTTTATGCCGATAGAAGAGTTATTGATTGATGAGTTTATTTTTCAAGAAACATTCTTAGTAGAAGATTACGCAGAACCAAATACGTTTATAGAATTAGAAACTATTGAACAACTGGAAGAATGGTTTGAGGAAGAGACAAGGATAGAAGAAGAACTTGCAGATCTTGATGATCCAGAAGAAGAATTTATAGAAGAAATATTTGAAGAGGAAGCTGTTGAGGAAGTCTTTGAAGCCATAGAAGAACGCATGGCTGAGGCTGAAGTAGAAGAAGAACGTATAGAAAGAGAAGAAGTAACAGAAGAAGAGTTTCAAGAAGAGTTTCAAATAACTGAAAGAGAAAATATAAAAGGAGAAAGCTCTATTAGTAAAGCAACTGCTTTACGTGTAGTTGCTTCTACAATAATAACCGCAAACCAAAGTGTTAGCGGTACTAACTCTGGTAATTCTGTTCACGCTACAGGCAATAGTGTTGCTGCAGGTAACCCAGTAAGTTCGTCTTCTAACACAGGCATAAGTACTAGTAGTTCACCAAGTATGTCAGATCAATTTGCTTCTTCCTCAGCTCAAACAAATCAAACATTAACTATGAGTGTAACTGATACAGTATCCTCATCTACAAGTATTTCAAATATAGACACCGATATAGAAACAACAGCGGAAGTAGTTGTTGCTGATGTACAAGTACAAGATGTTCAAAATGAAATTGTTACTGCTGTAGCAGATGTATCAACAACTTCGGAAGCAGATCAAATAGCAGATAAAATTATTGCAGCAAATATAGAAGCTCAACAAGAAGAAATAGAACAAAAACAAGAAGATACAGGAGAGTATGGAGATGAATCTAAACTAATAGCTCTAATAGGCTATGTCCCTGATTTTAATCAATACCGAACAGTTTCTCTGCCAGATCAAGAAAAATGGTATTCAGAACGTGTAATATATACTAAAATATTAAATGATAATACTCAAGCATTCTACGGTTTAGCAAGTCAAAGTATAGATACTTTATCTAAATTGAAAAAAATGCAACCTAATTTATAGGAGAATGTATGAATTGGTTTGAAAATAAAACAACACAAGTAATCGCTTTAGTTGGTATTATAACAACTCTCGCTGGTTTTGGTTACACTGGTGCTACTTATGTCAACAGAATAGATAACCTTGAAGCTAAGATTAGTGGTATAGGCGATACTAAACAAGCACAAAAGATTATAGAAGAAAGGTTTGGTAAGATTGAAACAGCTGTTCAATTTTTAGAAAAAGAAATTGATAATTTAAATATACCAGATGTTACAGAAATTAAAACAGATATTGCTACAATTAAAGCCGATTTAATTAGCCTTGATAAAGATATATCTAAATTAGAAAGTGGTAATCCACTAGCGGGGTAATATGAAGTTCGGTTTAATAAAAAATATGGTTGGAGCTTTAGCCCCAACGTTAGGTTCAGCTTTAGGTGGTCCGTTAGGTGGTCAAGCAGCATCGGTTATCGCAGGTGTGTTAGGTTGTCAATCAGATCCTAAATCTATTAATAAAGCTATACAATCAGCTACTCCTGAACAAATGCTTGAACTTAAAAAGGCTGAACAAGAATTTGAAGTACAAATGAAAGAGCTAGAAGTAGATGTATTTAAACTAGAAGTTCAAGATAAAGCTGACGCTAGAGGCAAGTTTAGTAAAGACTGGACAGCTAGAATTATGGGCACAGTTGTTGTAGGTGGGTTTATGGGTTACATATTTTTAGTAACTTTACAACCACCAGAGCAAAACAGTGAAGCATTAATTAATTTAGTGCTTGGTTATCTAGGAGGTCTAGCAAGTGCTGTGATTTCTTTCTATTTTGGTGCTTCAAACACCCCTGATAAAGATGGCGAATAGAAAAACAGCACATGATGTAGCCTCAGATTTACGAGCACATGAAGCAAAATGCGAGGAAAGATGGAAAACTATTTTTGCAGAAACAGCAGATATAAAAAAAGAAATGAACGATCTAAACGGAACATTAAAGATGGCAATGTTTGGAACTTTTGGTTTTATGGCAACACTCTTGCTAGCATCTTTGACAGGAATAGTAGCAATTTAATGCATATTTCAGACGCTGGGTATGAACTCATAAAATCTTTTGAAGGCTGTGAGCTTGAAGCATATAAATGTGCTGCAGGTGTGTGGACTATAGGTTATGGTCATACTAAAGATGTACAAGAAGGCGACCAGTGGACTAAAGAAAAAGCCGAATTTATGTTATGGCGAGAACTTGAAGAGGAATACGAACATTATGTTAACTCTTTAGTAACTGTACCTATAAATCAATGTCAATTTGATGCTTTAGTTTCTTGGGTATACAATTTAGGACCAAACAATTTAAAAAAATCTAGTATGTTACGAATTTTAAATGAAGGAAAATACGATGAAGTTCCAGCTCAAATGAAACGTTGGAATAAAGCAGGTGGAAAAGTTTTAGAAGGTTTGATAAGAAGGAGAGAAGCAGAAGCAGATATGTTTGAGGGTCAAAATGCCACTTAATAAATTTGTTTTTCGTCCAGGAGTATTTAAAGAAGGCACCGATTACGATAATGAAGGTGGTTGGTTTGATGCTAATTTAGTTAGGTTCAAAGCAGGCAGACCACAAAAAATAGGTGGTTGGCGTAAAGATAATCTTACTACGTTTTTAGGTACATGTAGAGCTTTACATGGTTGGCTAACTTTAACAGGCACAAAACTTTTAGGGTTAGGCACAAATAAAAAATACTACATAGAAGAAGGTTCTACCTTTAACGATATAACTCCTTTAAGATCTACTACTGGTGCTGGTGATGTTACTTTTGCTAAAGTAGGCAACGGAGATGCTACCATTACAGTTAGTGATACAGCACACGGAGCAATAGTAGGTGACTTTGTTACCTATAGTGGTGCAGCTAGTTTAGGTGGAAATATTGTCGCTGCTGTGTTAAATCAAGAATATGAAATAGCTACGATTGTTAATGCTAACTCTTATACGATAGAAGCTAAAGATACAAGTGGAGCTACAGTTTTAGCAGCAGCAGGTGACAGCGGAAACGGTGGTGGATCTACAGTAGGGGCTTATCAAGTTACCGTAGGATTAGATATTTTTGTTACTTCTACAGGTTGGGGTGTAGGTCTTTGGGGAGACAGTACATGGGGCAGCACAACTGCTTTAACTTTAGGTAATCAGTTAAGACTTTGGTCCCACGATAATTTCGGTGAGGACTTACTTATAAATCCACGTAGCGGAGGAGTATATTATTGGGACGCGACTAACGGTGTGACAACAAGAGCTTATAACTTAGCCACACAAAGCGGAGCAGATTTAGTTCCTACAGTAGGGCTACAAGTTCTTGTTAGCGAAACCGATAGACATGTTATAGTTTTAGGAGCTGATGCTATATCAGGTAGTTCTAGAACAGGAACTATTGATCCCATGCTCATAGCTTTTAGTGACCAAGAAAATCCACTTGACTTTAATCCTAGTAATACAAACACAGCAGGTAGTTTAAGACTTTCTGAGGGTAGTCAAATTATCGGGGGTGTAAAAGCTAGACAAGAAGTATTAATCTGGACTGATACAGCTTTATACTCTATGCAGTTTATTGGACCACCGTTTACATTCGGTTTAAATTTAATTAATGACAGTAGTGGTCTTGTAAGTCCTAAGGGGGCTATTAGCAGTTCTAGTGGAGTGTACTGGATGGGTTACGATAGTTTTTATGTATATAACGGATCAGTGCAAAAAATACCTTGTAGTGTTTTGAGTTATGTATTTGATGACTTTAATCCAGGTCAGGCTTTTAAAGTTTTTGCTTTTAATAATAGTGAATTTAATGAAGTAGGTTGGTTCTACCCTTCCGCTACTTCTGATGATATTGACCGTTATGTTATTTACAATTACGCAGAAAAAGTCTGGACTATAGGTCAGTTGAATAGAACAGCATGGTTAGATTCTGGTGTAGAAAATTATCCTAGAGCTACGACAGGTAGTTATTTGTATGAACAAGAGTTTGGTTATGATGATGACGGCAGTCCTATGACAAATGTATTTATAGAAAGTAGTGATGTTGATATAGACGAAGGAGAAAATTTTGCTTTTATCAATAGAATCATCCCTGATATTAAATTCTTGAGCAATAGCAGTGCAGGTAAAGTTAATCTAGTGTTAAAAACTAGAGATTATCCAGGAGATACATTAACTACAGCTAGCACAAGTCAAATTGCTGCGGATACTTCAAAAACAGATATACGAGCTAGAGCTAGACAAATAACATTTAGACTTGAATCTGATGATGATGCTGGTAGTTCTGGTAATGATAATGTTGGGTGGCGTTTAGGAGCTACAAGACTTAATGTACAACCTGATGGACGTAGATGAGCAAACTACTGCCCACACGTTTACCCATCAGTTTGTCTCCTCAGGTAGAATCTGATACGTATAACCGTTTAGTACGTGTACTTGAACTCAACTTAGGGCAGTTTGACCCTGATAATACACGTCAAATGAACACGGTAGAAAGAAATGAAGGGTTTTTTAATATCGGTTCTCTAGTATTTAATACTAACACTAATACACTACAATGTTGGGACGGTACTTTATGGAGAGATTTATTTACGTCTCAATTTTACGCTACAAACTCTGGCTACTCAGCTACAGCTAGTTTGGGCACGGTTAGTGTTACAACTCCATAAAATTAACCGTCGTTGTAAAGATTGCGGAAAAACCAAACTTTTAATATTTTTTGATCAAAAACACAAACGTCGTCAATGTTTAAAATGTAAAACAGCCCAAGCGGTACATCGAGTTAATCGCAGTCCTAAAAGTTATATTCGTAACTTAGTGGTACAACTACGATACAGTCGTAAAAAACAAGGGCATAAGTGGGACATAGGAAAAAAAGAAATATATCAGCTGTATCTCAATCAAGAAGGTGAATGTGCTCTTTCAGGAGTAGAAATGACTCATTTTAGAACAAACGATGAAGAAGGCGATACAAACATATCTATAGACCGTATAGATCCAGAAGGTCAATACGTTATAAGCAATATACAACTCGTTTGTAAAAGGGTAAACTATATGAAACACAATAAAGATCAAAAAACCTTTCTTAATTGGGTGAGTTTGATATACAATAATAGTAACAATGACTGATCCAATGACAAAGCAACAAGATTTTAAAGGATGGTTTTGGGATGATGTTAATAAACAGTTTTACAGGTGGCATGACCTCAGACTTTTAATGAACGAACGTGAAATTAAAAAGAAAGCCAGGGAAAAGTAAATGGTATTGAAAAAAGTAGGAAAGTTCTTTAAGAAAAACTTACGAGATATCGCCACGGTTGTAGGTTTTGTTGTTGGTGGACCAGCAGGTTCCGCAGCAGCAGGTGCCGCTATCGGTCAAGGAGTAGGTTCATTAGCTGAGGGCAGAAGTTTTAAAGATTCAGTTATGAGTGCTGGTAAGGTTTACACTGGAGGCAAAATAGCTCAAGGTTTTGGTATCACAGGAGACACAATAACTCCAGGAAGTGGTAGTTTTGGAAAATTAGCAGATGGAGCAACCGCATATGGTGGTACTTCAGGTTCTTTTTTAGAAGGTATAGGTGGTGCTCTTAGAGGCTCAAACCCAGCAGCATTTGGCGAAGCACTAAAAGCATTACCTTTAGGTTCAAAAGCAATGTTGGCTGGGCAAGGTTTAAATTTATTAGGAGCTTTTGATCCTATGGAACAACCTAAAAATCAAATGCCAGCAGCAACAAGTCCTTATCTTACTAGAGGTTTAACACCAGCTACATTAAGTAACGCATACAGTACAGCAGGCATACCTGTAGGACTACCTGGAGGTGGCAATGCACTAGCTTCTAGCTTTGCTGGGTATGACCCTATTAACCAAGCCTACGCTGGTTTATTAGATCAAGGTTACGGTGACTTAGATTTTCCTGAGTTTCAACAACAACCTATAGGAGCTAAGTTTGGGGGCGGAATAGCTAAGTTAATGGACGGTGGTGAGTTACCTCAAATGGATTTAAGAGAACATGGTGGTGATATAAATGACCCAGAAGGTTCTGGTGATGAAGATACTGTGCCTGCATTATTAGCGGACGGTGAGTTTGTAATGACTAAACAAGCAGTAACAGGTATAGGTAACGGAAACCACGACACAGGCATAGCTAATTTATACGCTATGATGGATAAGAATGAAAACAAAGCTCAAAGTATGGGCATAGGAAGAGCATAATGGCTACAGAGACAGCTTACACAAGACAGGAAAGTTTACCACCAGCGTATTTACAACAGTTTTTTGCTGGTGTGCCAGGAGCCAATGTTCCTGGAGTTCTGCCTTTAATGAATCAAGACTTAGTTAATAAGTTACAAAGCATGGGTCAACCTGGAGGCTCACCGTTTAATTACACAGACCCACGTATAGCTGGGTTTAGTGACGCAGAAAGATTAGGTTTTGAAAACGCAGCACAAGGCATAGGAAGTTATCAACCGTTTTTTAGAAGAGGTGAACAACTAGCCGAGCAAGGTCTCATGGACGTAAGAAGAGCCAGTGACATCGGTACTCAATACATGCAACAAGCTGGTCAAGAAGGAGCAGGAGCGGTAAGAGAAGCAGCAAACATGTTAAGAGGTTTGCCTGGACAATTTAGAACAGCTCAAGGTTTAGGTTTACAAGGTACTAACACTTTTAATCCAGGAATGGCTCAAGGTTATTTTAATCCTTTTGAAGACCAAGTAGTAGACCAAACTCTACAAGATATAGATAGGCAGTTTGGTATAGCTTCTGTACAAGATAGAGCAAATCAAGTGGCCAGTGGTGCGTTTGGTGGAAGTAGAGGTAGATTAAATCAAGAAGAGATAGCACGACAGT